GAACTCAACAGCACTCAAAGTGCCAGAGGACGTGAAAGTGGTTACCGCCGCAGAACTGCTATCCGTAAGAGTAGTGGGATTTTTCACCAACAAGAATTGCGCTCGATGAGAGCTGACCATTGAAAGAAGTAACGGGAATGCTCGCAATAAGCAGCGCTTGGATTCACCTTGATTGTTGGTAATAAGTTCCTTGATTCGGATAGCCAACAACGGCTTGAATGATGTCGTGCCAATTCCAGTGACTTTGGCACCATCTTGAGAGAAAATACTCAGCTTTTCAGCATCACCACCATCAATCGAAATCTGAGCGCCATATTTACGAATGTATGCATCAGCGCTAAGAGATCCAGACTTCTCGATACGAAATTGCATCGGTAAAGTTGGATTGCCTAAAGACGGGAAGGGTATCCTGTCAGAGCAATTAAGGCTGTGAGCGATAACCCAGCGAGCATTCTTTGCAGTTACCCCACCAAGATTTGCATCTTCGGGGACATAGAAAAGCAGGCGTGAACCAGTACCCCCGTACCACCCATATTCAATACGGGCCATACAAAGATTAGTCAGGCTAAGTTCATGAATTGAGCTGGTTTGGGCTGCACCAACCAAGCTGGAACCATTCTCGCCGACCATCTTGTCGCCGTTCCAATACTGACGGGGGACGATCTCCTCCATCACATTGGGAGAAGTACTTACAATCTTATAAACAGTGCCTAAGTCAGTCCTGGTGGGTTGAGCCGTAAGGACTGCTGCGTCGACAGTGAATGTAGAAGGATCTACGCCTTGAGCTGTATAGCCATGCAGATGATCTGAAGGCCTCTCACCACTGGAGGTACGCCTGACATAAAACAGGTTTGTACCGACGACACGGAGAAAATAGCCGTCGCTTGCATCGAACATGCCATATTCAATGATGGCAGACGTGTCGGTGGATAACGCTGCACCGAATGACGCAACCGTAATACGGCCTGTCTGATAGGGCCAAGCTTGCTTAGTGACTAAGCTGGCGATATTTCCGTTAGCTGCTGCAACTTTAAGACGACATTCAGCCGCTGATTGGTTCAACAGGTGGTTGACTTCAGTAACCTTCGAGCCTGCTGTAGTTTGCTCACTGATAGCCCAGATATTTGGATCCACGTCTATCAAATTCGTATCATCAAAGATCGCCAACGGCGTCTGGACACGAGGGATACCAAGAAGATCGTCCCGTACCTGAGAAGGCGCGGAAAGATTATCTAGAATCGGAATCGGAGTTTGATCCGATGCGACAACAACAGGAAGCGAATTGGCGGAAGTATTTTGACCAGCTGGAACAGGAGTAGTTCTACCTACCGTTACAACTGAAACGCCTTCTTCTACACTGGCCATAAAGTTTTACCTCAGCTAACGGAATCTCTGGAAATACGTGGAAGGACTTCTAGAGTCCCGATTGCAAGCGTGTCCTCTTTATAGACACTCACTGCTCCTTGATTTGATGTAACTGAAAATGCGGGAGCACCTGCAGTTGTTGGATCAATTTCAAATACAGTGGTACTAATAATTGAAAGTTTATTAGCGTTGAAATCAACCCCATCATAAACACTTTGGCCGGTTCCAGAAAGAATAATCTGGTCTTCAACAGTAAGATTATGTGCAGCAGCGGTAGTAACCCGCACTTTGTTGGCAGTCACTCCACCCGTAGTTGTAAAAGTAGTTCCTGAGGAAATTGCACTAATAGTCGCTTGCTGAATGGAGAAATACTCTCGTAAATCCCACAGAAACACGCCCTGCAACTCGTCTGAGGGGTCAGCTGCAATGGCCAAACCACTCTGTGTCTCGCCTCGCTCTGTATATCCCAAGACGACATTGCGCCCTAAAGCTTCGGTTTGACGACTCGTAAGTTTAAGAGCAATCTTGCCTTTAGAAGCATCTAGTTCAACAATGCCGAAACTGTCGACAGCAGACACAGGATTAGAACTGTCATTAAAGAAGCGACGGATATCAGCAACTAATACTGAGGTAGAAAAATCATAAGGAGTACCCCATGGTTTCTCGATATTCAGGTAAAGCTCATCAAAGCTGTCACCCTCTCGTACAGTTACTGCAATATTGTCAAGAGCCATTAGTTACTTACCGAGTAGCTTGCGTAACAACCGTTGATGAGGAGAATTAATATCTCCAAGAGACGGTTCTTCTGGATTAGTACGAGCTTTATCTAACTGTAACTGATGCAGCTGTACGACTGATTTATAATACTCGGCATTAACCTCAAGAAGACGTTTGATCTCGCTTTCAAGGCGATATACCCTGGATTGCAATGCTGCAGGCGGTACGGGCTTCTCCAGATAAACAGTATTAATAACAGGTTCAGAGAACTCACTTAATTGGGCAATGGTTTGATCGCGCTGAGACAAAACTAATTCAGAAGTCTTTTTATAACCTCTTAGTTCGTCCTGAAGCTGTTTGATTCGTAAATTAGCCTCAACCAGATCCGTACTGAGTTGTTGATTATCCTCAATCGTATCGGTAAGGTCACTCGCAACACGCTTTAACTGGACACGTTCGTAGACAGACGCTTTAGGTGCTACCTCCTGAGAACCTTTCTTGGCATTAGCTGAACCAGGAGTGACATCGAAACTGTCAACAGCCGGTACACGCCAACGCAGTGTGTAATCGGTACGACGAATATCTCCTACATTCTTAAAACCAATCAAATAATGCACACCGCTGGGGGTGGGGTCAAGAGCGAAATCAATAGCTCCATCGGTAACAGGATAATGTCGCTCATCTCTGGAGACGCCAAAAAATGGCTGAGAGGGTTTAACGACTAAAATTCCACTACGGTCATCTGAAAATAACTTCCCAAAAACTCTGGTCACGATTAAACCTCGCGATAACTGAGGGAGAGACCCACGTTTGCCGTGCCTGTAATTACTAAATTCAACTTCTCGCCAGCATCCGTTTCAAACAGCCCTAGTTGGTTGGACAGATGAGTTGTGCCGTTCGCTGGTAAATAGATCTTGCCAGATACATTATCGGTTGCACCTGTCTGAAACTGAATATTGCAGGCAGCATCCGCACTCAGCGTGACTGACATTACACGCAGATTCTTGCTTGAAACCAATGCAATAACGTCAGCGCTTGCACTTAGATCCAGTGCTTTGTATTTCAGATCGTTGGTGAATGTATCGTGAAAGGTAACAAGACCATCTGCAGCACCACTGGCACCTGATGCACGGATGTAAGCATCCGCGCCGTTAGCATCTCTTCCGTATAAAGCCATCAGATAATACTCAGAAAAATAGCGTTGTCAGGTTCGTCAAAATCAGCTTGGAATTGTGACAACGTGAGAGTACCGGAAACAACCCAAGGTGTTTTAGTCTCGTCGCGCAGTAAAGCTCGTATTCTTACTTTAACATTATCAACATCCCCAACAAAAATATCGGCCAGAGGGACATAGAAGTACCCTTGACCAACATAATCATTTAATGGCGTACTGTATAACTCAACCTCGTATCGGTCAACTAATAAATCAGCTACCTCTGTACTGACCAAAGACCCGGCAAATACATAGTCAAGACTGCCCTGTACAAGACGACTGGGTGGATCCCAAGATATTGAGACTTTTGCGGTAGATGCGATCGACATGACAAACTAAGTACGAAGTCTGAAACTAATAGTGGCTGGATTTAAAACAGGATTTGTTCCACCACTGAGACGCTGGCGAGAGGAGCGCTGTTCAACGCCTGAATTCACATACTCATATTTAGCGTGGTCGTACTTAATACCAATTACTTGATAAGAACCATCACCCTCTTCAGTTACTTTTTGAACTCGATAACGATTAAATTGATTGTCAGAATTAGTCGATGATGCTTCATTTACTAATACCCAAAGCATGCTAGACGAGGGTACAGAAGAAAAACCAGATACATTAATTTTACTGCCACTGACGCTGGAGACTGAGGTACGTTGCGCATCGCCTCCAGTTGTATAGGTGTATAGATACCAATCACCAGAACCAAGACTGCTTATAACCCGATCAGCAATTATAAAAGACGAATTGGCTAAAACAATCCGACCACCAGCTTCAATCCGTGTTTTTAACGGATCTCCAATTAAACAAATATCACCAGGAAGTAAAAGTGCGCCTTCAGGTCCGACCTTAAAGCTGACAGTTTCAGTAGACCCCAGATTTGTTGCCAGCGTGTATCTACCCATACGATGTGCTTGCTCAGCATTAGTACAACCAAGTGCGCGAATCTTTTGCAGGTTATAGCCATATTTTTGCATCGCACTGCGAGACTCAACAAGGATCTTTGCTTCCTTATAGAAATTAGTTTTGTCGATATAACTCACCTGTACTGCAGTGGTTCGAGCTTTTTTGGCTGTACCCTCATACACAAAGCATGGCTCATCAACCGAATCATCACTGCCACCTTGAATCACATTTGCCTCAGTGAACAGGCGATAATCTGACGGATTGTCTGGGGCCGCGTCATCGATAACCACAGACACATAACCGCCCGCATAAATTAATTGCCCTTGAAAAGTTGAAGTGATGCTGCGGAGAAGCTCAATAGTATCTGCATCGCCTGAGATAGTGGCGTTAAAAGTTATGTTTTTGCTTTTGCAGTATTGCTGTGCAATAAAGAAAGAGGCCTTGTCAATATCATCGAACCTGATTCCTGGTTGAATTACAGACTCGTTTAACGGTGCATTAGTTGTATAGCTTCGGCTACCAGCGCCATATCGTCCATTAGTCAACAGGTCAAGAACAACATTTGCAGGATTATCTGAATATTCATAGGAAACTGAAAGACCACTACTTAAAACCGGCAATCTACGGCCCTTTATGAGTGCAGTAATTCCAGGGATGCGTGAAACTGACCCTGCCTTAAAAGAACAGGCCAATACTGCAGTTTTTGGATAAACTAATCGCTCGTTCCAAAGAACTTCCATGGAGAGCCATTGAATATCGCCTTTTGCCCAGTTGTACATACGAGTACCAGACCCACCCTGCTTTGAAAAAGGCTCGCGAGCAGCTCGACGGTCTACGCGAGTAACTCTGACAGATATGGGTTGAGGTTGCCCGCTGACAGGGATCTCATGCACTGCAAGCTGAGTGTTGAGTTGTCGCTGGGTATTGGGGAATGTTTGATCGTAAATTGAATTGCCATTGGCAAACGCCTCGACTCGGTATCTAACGGGGTTATCAGCTCCACCATGGCCGTCGTTGTCCTTATCAAAATCACGATAATCAAACTCTGTTTTTCCACTTTTATAACTATTATTCCGCGTTTGATAGAAGGCACCTACCGATACCCTGACCCTGACAGTATCCGCATAGACTTGATTGAAACTCCTAATTTCAGACGTGTTAGGACTTTGGGCCTCGGATAAATTGTCATCATATTCACCGCCAGCAACAGGATAAGTAGCACCGACTTGCATATGAAAGCCTTGATTCTTCATCACAGGTAAAGGGACGCCTGATTGACCCCCATCTGCAAACTCAATCACGTCCACACCGGCTGCAGCGCTCTTTAAACCATTGAAATAAACATCTTCTACTGATGAAGTAGGGAAGCCATCAATAACACCTTCTGAGATAACACCCATCCAGAAGCCCTTGGGATCATCACCACCGCCATCTAAAATGTACGAAGAAACTACTGGAATATTGGTTACTAAAGTTTCGCCATAAACAACGGGTACAGGCGTTCCGTCAGCCGCTGTTCCTGTACCTGCACTTGATATGGCTTCGTCGGCAGGTCTGCCTTCAGTTTTTGAATCAGTATTGGGTACACCAGGCGCAAATAAACCTGCTATCCCCGTAAACACCAGGGCAAAACCCAGGCTCATCATCGCGGCTTTAATACCACCCGACAAAGTCGTAGCAGCGCCGAAACCAAGACCAAAAGCACCAAAAGACAGCGCTACAAGTAATACACCAATAAGGATTAGACCGATATTTCTGAACAGACCCATAGAGCCTGTAATCACAGGCACTAGAGTCATCTCTGCAGAGCCAAACTCTAGGTGATCGTAGTCAATGAAATCACCTTTGGAAATTATCTGGAAAAACAATCCATACTCATGGGCTGAGGTAAGAAAAGCTCTGAAACCCGGCAATAATTGACACAAAGCCCTGATTGCTTCCTTGGGAGTGCGAACATCAAGATTATGCTCGTAACCAAATCGCTTACCTGCAACACCTTCCAGACGGATTTTCATCATTTACTGAGTACCTTGTTAAAAATTTGATGTTCGCCGTCTGGGCTCAAAATCTCAAGACGATCCTCGTCAACGACATATAAATACGACGTTAATTCCATATTCGCAGCTACAAGACAATCGTGCTCACTAAAACTGCTGTCGCCTGTTGGATGTGAATGAAAAATAGTAGTAGGGCGAAACTTTAAAAAATCAATTGCTGCTATTACAAAATTACCAGTAGGGTCATCTGCTGTATTACGCATAGCAATTGCTTTACCATCGATTACAAATCCACAAGCTTCCTCAGGAAAAACTTTCTTGGATATTTGAGCTATTCGCCTATGTAATAATTTAGCCATCTTGAATAATCACCTGTCAGTCGTTGCAGGAAAGCCACCGAAACGCAGCGCCTGTCCTTGGGCACCAAATCGGGCTTGGCATGCACCAAGTGATTTTGGACACGCATCAGGGCTTGAGACGGCTGGGCCAGCGTATTGACAATCAGGCCCGCGATACTCAAACGGGCAGAAATTACTGTACATTCGACGCTTCGGAATCATCAAGCCTTCTAGATCGAAGACAGAAGACAGTTCATAAGTAACTCCTAGCTTTGTCTCTTCAACTTTTCGTTGAAACCACCAAGTATCAGGGGTGAAATGAGCGTCGGCATCATATGTGCCCGTACTCACTCCATTTACAGAGGAAAGATACTTGGCATAAGTACGAATACGTGTAAGCGAAAATCCAATAAGATCCTCAAAATCAAAGTTATATAGGGTCATCTGACCGTCAATGTTTGAGATCTGCAGTTTGGGTTGAGGCAGGCTATTGCTGCCACTGATAGAAAAACCACCGGCTGCTATAGGTACAGGCGAATAAGTAACTAAAGCACCATCTCTGTTGACGTACTGAACAGGGTTTCCACCAGATTGCTCGGGTGAGACCAAGTACAAGTCATTAGTCCATGCACCAGCCATTGATGACGTATCCCCAGAAATCTGATAGAGCGTGATCTGAGAATCCTGAACAAGCTCCCTAGTTTCATTTTTGATGCTGCTGTTATTAGCCATGGGCATATGCTTCCACAAGCGTGAAGCTGTACTCAATCGCACCACTTACAGGAATGATTCGACGCTCGTATTTATTATCCTTGATGCGATATCTGCGCTCTGTAGTGCTGTATGGCTGTAGTGTAATCAAAAAGTAATTACCTATTGCAACATCATCTAGATTCTGCTGAAAGGTGGTCTGAGTAGCAAGCGATTTGATCGGCTCAGTAGTGACATTGTATTCAGTAGTTCTGGAGTTGATTCCATCAATAGCCACGGCTTCATAGCCATCGCCAAAGCCATACTTGCGGACACGGTGAGTAGTTGACTCTCGGACATCCATCCGAAGTTCAAGAGTAAGTCTAACGTCGGCCATTGTAAAGTAGTCCTCCAACTCTGCGCTCATCCATAATCACACGCTTCACAGCGGAGTCGATGGCTTTACCTAGTTTATTGGCATTATCACCAGAAGTTTCTGTATCTGTTTGACCGCCTTGATCAACATTTACTGTGATATTGGTTTGAACAGCTCCTGCTCCTCCACCTTTGCCCATATCGACTGGTATAGATCGACCATTAGGTAGGGGAACAACAGCTTCATTCATGCCTCCTTCGCCAATCAAGGCGTTGGTTGGTCCGGTGACGATGCCTCCTGTGGCCAACTTTACGCCATCTACAGTTGGTAATATTGAGTCCAGGACTTTGTTGTCGACGCCTGCGAACGAATCCGTAGGTAACTCAGCCCCTCCGCCACCAAACATTCCAATCGCTGATTTAAGCAGCTTAATAATGATCAACTTCGCGATCATTTGAGCGGCCATCTTGAGGAAGGCTTCTCCAACAGACTTAAAGAAGCTTTGGAATGCTTGAGTGGCTGACATCGTGCCATTCACTAGACCTAAAATAGCCGTACTAATACTTTGCTCGATTGTTGATGCAATATCTACTATTCGAGCTTGAATATTATTGATATATTCCGACGCAGCGCCGATATATTCTCCAATCGCTCCTGCATTCTGTTTTTGTGCAATTGTCAGCTCATTAACCGCATCCTTGGCTAACTGAGCATTTGCGGTTATTTGAGCGACATTTTCATTGTATTCAGGTAGATCTTGATTTAAGGTCTGAATTCTGATCTGAGCTTCGCGCTCAATCTCGTCAATTCGTAGCAGGCCTTCGATACGAGCAGGCGAGACCCCCTCCATTAGCAACCGATTGCGAGTCCTGAGTGCTTGAGCCTCTAGACCGGCTTGCTGAGCGATGTCACGGAACCCAGCCGTTGATTGAGCGGTGGCTAATTGGCCAGCACGCTGATCTAACGAAGGTGCGGCGTTTCGGAACTGTTCTGAGTCCGCAGATGCAGACGCCTGTCCTGATAGCGCTTGGTTAAGTGTGTTTTGAGCACGGGCCATATCTGCCCCTGGAGCAGCCTCAGACAGGCGTTGTCGAGCTGCATTGACACGGGCCTCGGCAGCAGTGACTGCGTCTTCTAGCTGCTTCTGTTGCTCTCTTAGGGCTCTGCCAGCTTCTATACGGGCGTGGTTGATTGAAAGCTGTGCTTGGGCTATGCCTACAGCATTTGCTTCGGCAATAGTGTGATTGCGCTTCTCTAGTTCTCGCTGCAATTGATATCGCTGGTTCAGCAACTTGAGTGCTTGCTTTGAATCCAGAAATGCCAGTCGACGGCGACCCTCAGACACGATCTTGTCAATTTGTGCTTGCTTATCTCCGGTTTTTCCACTTAGATCTTCTTGAAGCTTTGCCAGCGCCCGCGCAGAATCTGCTTTTGCTCTGTCTTCAGGGTTGTTATAAACAGCTTTGCTTCTCAGATCTTGTAGGGCGGTACGACGCGCTGAGACTTGAATCAATTGCTGCCTTGCGGCATCATCAAAACCAGTAAGTCGGTCATCAGTGAACTTGTCTGCAGGAATAAATCCAGCGCCTAAATTGGCATCATCCGCAACATTTCCCTCTTTTCTAAGTCTCGTTAGTGCGGTCTGATTCTCTTTAAGTAATTTGTCAATCTCCTGCTTTGACAGGGATGAACCACCAACACTTTTGATGAATTCCTTAGTACCTCCACCAAGAGTGTTAAAGCGAGCTTCGAGTTGTTTCAGCTTCTCGAGGCCATTAATGACAATATTGATTCCTAGAGTAATAAAGCCCAGACGGGCTAACGACAACATCGTTGTCTTCAACAGAAGCAGTTTCGGCATTGCTGCCACTGCTGCAAGACTCAGACCCTTTATTCCTAAGGCTGCTGCCGCTAAACCACCGACAAACTTGACGGCAACATTTAAACCTAAGGTTTTGCATGCAACTGCTAGTGCCGTTACACCTAGTGCTGCACTAGCGGCAATAATTCCTACGTTCCTGATTGGAGCAGGTAGATCAATAATATACCTAAGTAGATCTGTAACAGCTTGAACTAAAGGCAAAAGAACAGGCAGTAGTGTATCCCCAACTGCGACCCCTAAATCAGAAACAGCATTAGAGAATGCTTTGAACTTGGCGGCAGGCTGCTGAGCAATTAATTCTTTGATCTTTTCCTTGTTGAGTTCAAAACTCCCACTCAAAGAATTAATAAGAACATCAGACGTGATCTTGCCTTCAGATCCGAGCTTCTTGAGTTCTCCGACCGTTACACCCATCTCCTTGGCGATAGGAATCAAGACTCCAGGAATCTGCTCGCTGACAGATCGGAATTCATCGCCTGCAAGACGGCCACTACCAATAGCCTGACTTAATTGCATGAATGCAATTCTGGTGGACTCGGATGTCGCACCGCTTGCAATGGCAACCGCGTTAAACCCCTCGTAAACACCCTTGATTTGGTGTAGCTCAACTCCAAGTGGTCTTAAACGTGCATATACATTTGCAAATTCAGTAGTAGCCTCTCTCTGGGATTTATTGAAATTACCAGCACTGATCTCAATAATCTTCAGAATTGAATTGTAGTCACCGTATTGCTCACTCAGAACACGAAGCTTTTGTCTCTGGCTTTCAAGGTCAACAGCACCTGATACGGATTGCTGTAGTGCCAAACCAGACGCAATTGGGGCTAGCAGTCCACCACCGCCTGCTGCACCACCCAAAGCAGAGAATCCTGTTGCTGCCTGCGTGGATATATTTTTAACGCCTCGGGTTATACCGGCCCTTCTGCCTGATGAACCAGAGAAGCCGCGAGTGCCTGCAAAACCAGGCCCCATCATCGGGGCACCAGGGCGTTGGGGACTTATAGGCGCAGGGTACATAGTCCTGCCCCTTGGATCTACTCTATTCGCCGCTCTCTGCTCGGCGTTGGCTAATTTATCAATCTCCCTTGTGTAATTTCTTACAGCCTGTCTGCCCTTCCTTAGTTTTTCTGTTTGATTGAAAAGCTCTTTGTTGAGCTTTTTCATTTTATGCGTCGCTGCATCAGCAGCTAATGCATCTGCTTTTTTTGTCGTTGTATATTTTTTATACTCCGCCCTTGCTTTAGATAACGCTGCTCTTGTCTCAATTATTGATCGATCATGCTTTACATTCGCCTTGATCTGTTTCTTGATATCCTTCTCAATACGCTGAGTACTCTTGGCCTGTGCCTTAGTAAATTCAGTAAGATTCTTCAGGCCGTTTTTAGTGTCAACGACTATGCCATATCTAAATTCACCTTGATTTTGAGCCACAGACCTTCCTCTCTATAAATTAATTTTATCGGTTATGTGCTAATTACTTTACTAATACCACCAATTACATGTACAGGCAGTTTTCTTTGTGCCAATAGCTTTTTATAAATCTCCTTGGTCTCTGCCATATTCGTTGATGCATCCTCATCAAGAGGGAATGGCAATAACTGGTCTATGGGTGTGGGCTGAGACTTGCCTTCCTTGCTAAAGCTCTGAGCAATAGCCAGCACAATCCCTGACAAACGCGCAGTAGATATTGAATTTATATTTGCTTGCCTCTTTTTACGCTCACTCTCAATCCTTATTAGTTCATAAAGACATTTCATCGGCAAACGAAGGAAATGTTCCCTACCAATATCCTGCCCAACGGGAGTATCTCTGAACTCGGTATAAACAGTTAAAAGATCTAACTCCGAGGTAGCCAAGTACTCCCGCAGAAACAGAAGCCTATTACTGACCACCTCGTTAGTTAGTTTCCCTGGTCGGCCTCCTCGTCTCCGTCTTCTTCTGCTTCAGGCCAGCCATTACGCTCCCATCCAACAAATTCATAGATGTCATCAAGTAGACGACGTGGCATCTCACGGGTATCATCCATCTCCCAATCAGGAACTTGTACCCACTTAGTGCGCTCTTTAACCTCGGCGCGATACCTCATAAACAAAGTTACGGTCTCAATTTTCATCTCACTGACCGATTGCCCTTGAGTCTGGATCAAAGCCAACTCGTCGACATAGTCAAACAACAGATCTTGGTTGCTGTCTACATCACTGAGTGCATCAAGGGCATCTTGTACTGGGATGTCCTGCTTCTGCGCTACGTCCCTGGCGATTTTTAGCAGTGCATAGGTATTAGCAGCCTGCTTTCGCGCTAGATCTTCGATGCCTTCAATTTCGCCTGCAACCAAGTCCTTATAGATAGGGAAGCGAAATGGTTTGATGTCGTAATACTCTTTTTGGCCGAAAAAGATTTTTGAATACTTGCTCATGAAATGATATAAAAAGAGGTATCTGCCGCAACCATCTCTAGGAGCTGGTCAGAAGCATTTTTAGGGATTTCTACAGTCAAACTAACACCTTCTTCAGATATAAGTTTCATTGGAGAAGATGACGAAGGGGCGATATAAACCGCCCCCACCTCAAGCAATTCTCCCTTAGCTCTGCAGTTGATGAAGTAAGACTGCTTATCCTCAGAGGTAAGCAGATCAGCTTGCATCAGTTGTAAACGTCCAGCTTTGTAACGCCAGCGCTAAACTCGCCAACATAGATCTGGCCGCGTGATTGGAAGCTCCAGGAATATTCGATAATTCCATCAGAAGCTGCACTCTCAGAAACACCAGTAATACAGGAGTTAAATGCGCGAGTGTTATAAACGTGGTCCGAACCTTGAAGGCCTAAGTAGGTCAATACTTCGACAAACAACTCACGATCAGGGTCGTTCTCAGACTTCATGATCATGACAAGAGCGTCATCGATGGCATTACTGGCAGCGCCACTGGAAAGCGCTTGGATGAAAAACGCCGTACATGCCAGCTCACCAGCCATTGTGGTTCCGACACTGTCACGGAAACCATCATCACCCATCAGGAAGAATTCCTGGGATGTAGGTGAAGGGGTGTACTCAGCAGCCGTCAGACCCTTGAGAAATTTAGTGCCGGAATAATTAGAACCGGGAATTGTATACGCAACATTAGGGTCGCCAGCACCGTGGCTTGCGGGCACTGCACGGGCTCCGCCTGTTTCTGAAATGCGTACAAGACGATCGCGCCCTTTTAGAAAAGCGGATCCTGGGAGTTGAGCCATTAGCTTATCTCTGTGTGGATTGAGTAGTCGGGGATAGTTACTTTCAAACTTTCAAACGATATGTCTGTTTGGGGTGTGTACACCGCTGTATCCATATCAGGGAAAGCCTGAAAAAGAAGCAACCTAAGATTCTCTAAAGTAACGGTTGTGTCGTAGCTAGTTAAAGTTACGGTCCAAAATAAATTTAGAAACACCGCCTGAGACATCGTTGGTACATTCCTGGCTTCTGGTACTTGATCAAGCACACATTCGGTGCCCGTAATTGTCCAGTCCTTGGGAACTTGCTGCGAACCCCGAACCCAAAGGGCGGGGGATGTAGAACCATCTGGGAGGTTGTAAGTACCCAAGAAAGTTCCTATAACTGAGTCTACAACCGAGCGCACTTGAGATACACTAGCCATTTAACTCTCTCCTAAGTGTATCTGAAATGCTCTTCTGTGGATCGACGACTCTTACAGCTTGAGTAGTCCATGGACGAGCAGGATAATTCCCACCGTTTTTTAATGCTGCACCATTGTGAACCGTAGCGGAATAATCAACTTTCCAAGTCCACTGCCAGGTGTAATTACCAATTTTTTGATTTTGTTGGCTACGTTTTAAGTCGCCCAGATCAACGATGTCCCTAATTTTTTTCGCAGTCGTGCCATTCTTTCTCAAGGTGTCCTTGGGCCAACCCCAGACAACACTTTGTATTTGAACTGTAAATTCTCGATCTAATTCAGGGACGACTTCTTGTAAAGCAATACCAGCAGCTCTTTTTAAAGCTGATTCAACATCTTTTGGTTGTTTGCCACTGTATTTTATTTTGGAAGCCATACTTAACCTGCTGCGCCGGTTTGCTCGAACTCACCACTGAAACTTTGGAATTGAGTCGCCCTGGCATAGGGCAAGACGTTCGTGCCTAAGTCCAGGATGCGGATTTTTCCCTTTGCGCCATTGATAGTTGCATCAGCCTCCATGCCAACCTTGACCTTGGAGCTGAATGTTGCAGGCGACAACAGCTTGCCCTCACAGAGGGTCGCTACCTCGTTAATACCATCTTTGTTCTCTGTAGATGCCGTTCGTAACTGCACATTGCAGAGGTAAGTCTCTGCTGTGTTGTTCTGTACGCGGTTGCCAGTGGTCGGATCATTGGAGAATGACCCATACACCTGGAATACCAAGGTGGCGTTGTCAAAGGGGGAATAAGCACCCATCAGAAACTGAAGCCTGTCAGCTCGACAAGGCCCTCACGCAAAAATAGATATGTAGCCCCGTAAGTTGTATCAGCCAGGGTGTACCCAGCTGCTCCCTGATATTTAATCGTTCGGACAGACGAGGACACACCGATCTGCTGACCGATGGACTGTGTGCGGCTGGCCAGTAAGTGAGCAGTCATGTAATTAACTGCATCGTCGTACTGGTCGCCCCACACATCCTCGTTGTTCTGGCGTTCTGCCTCGCCAATCGTTGCAGTCACGACAGCACTTTCGATATTTGAAAACTCAGGGAACCGAGTTAAAAAACTTGTGCTGGTGACTGCCATTAACCTTCGCCTTCAGTGATTGCTTTGATTCGCTTTTGAATCGCATTCTTGATGCGAACTCGATTCTCTGCGTAGTCCAACTCCTTGAGTAGATCAAGGTCGAAAGTACGGTTGATTGAATCAAGTGCTTCTTTGACTGGCATTGATGCCAAGCCACCGGTTGCTTTGGGCGCATCGGTAACAACCTCCACGTCCTCTGAAACGCTTAAAGCGCCAATCTGGAGCAGTTCATTGGCTAAGGGCATGGTTTTCACCTGTGCCCAAACCGCAGGGTCAACATCGCGGTTGACCCCAGATTTGAACTGCACGTACTCAGAACTGCCGGTCTTCTCTCCGATAAAAGTGAAGCCAAGAGTGACTTCCTTGTCGCGAGAAGGGTTTTCGAGTTGGGGTGAGTAAGTAACAATCATGTTCTGAAGAAATAGGTTTTATCAGGCCTTCTCGACGTAGAGAACGCTCTTAGGGAAGTAAACCGCAGTTCCGCCGATGCGGGCGTGAGCAGCAACGCTGAATTCCAAGTTCTGGCGAACAGGAGGAAGGAATTCCAGAGTCTTAGGAATGTGCAATTGCAGCTTCTCAGGGCTGCGGTCGTAGCAGATCATGCGATCCTTGCTCAGGCTGGAGTTACCAGCAGCAAGCTCGTTGATTGGCTCGATAGAACGGATGTAAGGGTTCGTCCGAAGGAAGAACTCCATCACCGTGGTGTCGCTGGTTGAAGAGCGAGCGGTGGTAGAGATGATCCTGTAGGAGTTGTAGTCCAACAGAATTGTGTTGGGAACTTCTTTCTGCTTAGAGCCGGAAACAATGCGAGTA